CTGTACAGTCAAACACGCTGAAGGAATGTTATATATATTAAGCACCTTCAAACTATTCTCTCAAATTGCTAGAAATAATCTAGAATTAAGCTATCCTAATAGCCATCCGGTCCCAGACGATCAGATACAGAAGCATAATTTAATGGATTTGGTATCTAAAGCTCCGAATAAAAAACTACATCAACTTGGACGTAGCAGAACGCCGGAAAGAATAGTAGGATATTTTGATTCCCCATACTCAAATCACTTCCAAGTGTGCTTGCTTGACTTACATCATAATCTATCTGGCGATTAGATTAATGTGCATTACACATAAGCAGGGGTTATTTGAAACACTTCAAACAGCGTTTTGAGGTTAATTAATGGTACATTTATCTCAATCTTCTGATTACAGAATATGTCTATCAGGGGGAAGGATGGAGATGCAGATTCCGAAGCACTGACCGATACCGACGGACTGACAGACAACGAGGGAGACTTGGATAAAGATACCGATGGCGAAAGAGACTTCGACAAACTGGCCGAAAGAGAGGGCGACGAAGATTGTGTTGCACTTGGGCTGGCAGAGGGTGTAGCACTAAGGGAAAGGCTTGGGCTAGCCGAAATTGAGAAACTTGGCGATTTGCTGACTGATACGCTTGGCGTTGGCGAGATGCTATGTGATGGCGAAGGTGAAGCGCTTTCCGAAAGGCTGGGCGACAAACTTCCCGATAACGAGCTCGAAAGGCTTCCCGATAACGAGCTCGAAAGGCTTCCCGATAACGAGCTCGAAAGGCTGGGCGAGACTGAGAGACTAGGGGATGGAGATTTGGACAAGCTAGGCGAGACTGAGAGGCTGGGCGAGACCGAGGCCGATGGGCTGAGCGACCTTGATAGACTTTGTGACAAAGAGGACGAGAGGCTTGCCGAGGCCGTATTGCTTAGAGAAAGGGAAGATGACAAAGAAACTGAGGTTGTAGGCGTAGACGATGGTGATAGGCTTGGCGATGGAGAAGCAGACACACCACTTATATCAACTCGACCCCATACAGCTGATGTGGATGTTCCAACATTGCGATAAAGATTAGATCCTGAATCATCAAGTTTATAAAAAATAGCACCTTTTTTGAAACCAGTATATCCCGTAGGTAATGTATTTCCTTCTGCCTCTAGGATATTGGCCGTGTTCCCCTCTGTTGGAGCCTGTGCATTGGAAATAGCATCCGTGTCATACCGAATTACCCTATTCGTCTGATAGATAAGGAGACCGGCAAGAAAATTGGCTTCAGTTGTCGTTCTGTTGGCACTAGAGATAGCGAGTACTCGATCTAACTCGTTTTGTGTTCTCTTTGACAACTGTGACTTAATTTCGAAAGTAGCCATATACAAAAAAAGAGAGCTATCGGGATCAAGGAGATTACCTTATTCCCAAGCTCCCATTACTAACCTATGTATTAGTTAATTAAAATTTCCAGAAACCCTCTGCCGCCATGTGGCGACGGGCATCTGTCGTCTTTGCACCGTATACGAACAAGTCTTTGTATGCTGATCCAAAATTCCCGATTAAGTCTTCTTCGATACGAGCTTCCAATACTTTTTCTGCAAATGTGACCCAAGATGGATGACCGGCTAATACATGGTATCCATCGGTGTTATTACCTGTGAGTCTATTGGATTTGAATACCTTAAATCCCTGCAATTCTGTGATGAATCCTTTTTTGACAAGATCCTCATAGACTGCTGGGACATGAAGTGCTATTCCTGATGCCTGGACCAAGAGTGTTTCGAATTCCGGAGGCACTACGAGCCATCGATCCGTATCTGGAACGCTTGAGTAGCCATTCTTTTCTGCAAGATCCAATTTTTGTTTTAATGCGGCGACTTTTGAGAGTAAATTAGCTGTAGTTATTTGTAAAACTGTTGCGGCTTCTACTGTGTAGGTTGATCCGCCTGCAATTGCTCCACCCGTATATGCTGAGGTAATATCGTCTTTATCATCTTCAATAACTATGGAGGTTGCACCTGAATAGGTCTTTACCCGATACCATGTCGTATGACCATCTGCTTTGAATCCTTTACCAACCATTGCGGCGGTAAATGTCGTTCCTGAACCAGTCACGACACCAGTCGTTACATCAACGGTGACAGTACCGGTTGCATAATCAGTCCCGACACGATGACCTGCGCCAACATCTCCATAGAGTCCGAATAAGAAGGAATCCATGTTTTTGTTTCGTTCGTTAGAAACCTGAGAAACAATTGTTGGATGAGGATCTTTGATATAGGAAAGCCAATTATCAAGCGTTAATTCTTTCCAATAGAATGATTTGTATTGATCAATGGTAAGTGTGGCGTTATTCTCGGTAAGAGAATCTGCGGTAAGATTTGATCCAGAATAGGTCTTTTCAGACACCCGATCAAAATTAAGAATATTCAACTTTGAGCCTACGGCGTTTATTTCGCCCTGGTAATCACGATTGACGATAGAATCAATAAGTGATTTATCGTATAGTTCAAGCATCAATTTGCTTGAGAATCCTTGTGCGATTGTGTTTGCTCTTACGGCCATATGTTTCGGTTTAAGTAAAAACTGTACTTGTCTTTACCGTCCCGAAACGGGGTTTGGAAGATCTGTAAATCACTATAAGAAAAAAAACTATGTGGTGTCAAGTCCCCAAAAATTATATTCCAGTCATGTCTATTTTTCTATCCTTCAATAATTTTTTGTACTTGTTGTAATCCGTCTTCATGATAAGTGTTGCTTCATCAAGACTGATCTTATCGTTTTTTGGTTTCGGTTTTTCTCCATGACCACCATTTCCTATCTCAAACATTTTACCCTTCATGGTTGGCTTCCTCCTTGTTGCATCATATAGAAAAGCGGCAATTAAATCGTTAAAATCTACTCCTTTTCTCGATGGCTTTCCTGCAAATACCTTAAATTCCTCTATCTTTCCTTCGAGATCCGGATGATCAGATAAAATCTTTGGGTCAGAAACGAAGGCATCTACCTTATCTACCCAGGCATCCATGTCCTTAAACTCCCTAGTAGCCTCGCTTATAACAGAAAATCGGCGGGTACTGATAAAACCTTCCCGTGCAAGCGTTTTTTCTGTATTTGTCATGTCTTCCCATTCCGGATACTTTACCCGCAATTCATCTTCGGTTGGATCAGATAACCCGCTTGCCTGTTCAATTGCTTCGTTTACTTTCTTGTTTTTTGCATGAAGAATCTTCGCTTCGCGTGTAGATTCAAGAAATTTCTTTTTATAATCTGGTTCCGGTTCTGGGGTTGGCTCCGGAGTAGGTTCCGGTTCTGGGGTTGGCTCCGGAGTAGGTTCCGGTTCTGGGGTTGGCTCCGGAGTAGGTTCCGGTTCTGGGGAAATCGCTTCTTCCAATGCCCGCTTTGCTTCCTGTTCTAACTCACCTTTCGTAGGTTGTTTGTGACTCTTATCTTTTGCCATAATAACCGTCCTTTCTCAAAGGGTTTGGTATACAATTATTTATTCTTTGATTTTACAGACTTTTTATCTTCTAACACTTCAGAAAACTTTTCCTTTTGTTCCTCTGTCAGATAATCTCTCCTGGCGCGAAGGAAGGAGATATTATCTTTTGTAAGCTCTGGCAACTCTTTTGCAATAATTTTATTGAGATATTCTTGAGCTTCCGGATTCATATATTTAATTCTAAAAAATAAAACTACTGCCTGTCAACTTTTCCGCTTCTTTGGCTTCCAACCCGTCTTCCTTAGTGTTCCATATACATAAGCATCAGCACGTTTCTTGGATAATCCCTTTTTATTTGCTTCTTTTCTTAATTTCATTTCCATTGCTTTTGGCATATCGTTCTCCCTTACATCATTTTCATTTTCTTTGCTTTCATCATTTTGCCTTTCATGATTGCCATTTCCTTCTCCTTCATCATCATCCCCTTGCTCATCTTTTTACCCTTTTTAACCATTGCTTTTTTCTTTTTCATATCAATCACCCCCTCTTGTTTACTAATCCTGACAATGCACCATCTAATGCCTTTTTTGCTTTTTCCGGAGTGGATAAAAACGATTCCAACAACATATAATTCCGGAGTCTTGCCTTGAGAAACATATCTTGTTTTGTATTATGATCAGAGCCGGTAAGCTCATGTTCAACTGAATCCCGCATAACTTCTATATATTCTTTTACCTTGAGTAACGTCAATTCATTTTTATTCAATGATTCCATCCATGTATTGAGTGTCTCTCGCTCCATTGCCGTAAGATCCTCATATTTCAAACCAATTTTCTTTAGGAGTTCGTCAATCATATTATGCTTGTACCTGAGGCATTTGTGGTATTGCCTGTCCTGTTGTTATTTGCCTCTGTGGACTCGCCGGTTGACCCTGCATGGGCATTCCCAATCCGGCTCCACTGGTCAATGCTTTCATTTTCTCTTCTTCATATTTCATTATCTCATTTATATCATCAGGATTCAATCGAGCAAACTCCAAAAGTTTCCGCTGATATACCTCATTGAGCTTCGGATTGTCCGGCATAATCATCTTGGCCGCATTGAGCTTTTGCAGTCCATTACTATTCTCCGAATCCTTCTCATCCTGGCTCCATACTTTACATTGATATCCGGAAGCGGATTGCCAATCTTTTGAGGATATCTCACGAGAATAGATATCACTGGTATTACGGCCCTTCTTATAAATCTTTACCGCATCTAGATTGCTTGCCGCTGCCTCTACCAACTTAATAAAAATGAGTCCACGTTGCTTCCATGCTGGCGTATAAAATTTACTCATACCTTTTATACGTTCTTTTGCCTCTCCCAGAGCCAACTGTACTTCTCCCAACGTAATCTTATTTTGCGTCTGTACTCCCTGCTGTGTTACCGTGGCTCCCGAAGCCTTCTCCATCATTCCTACAATAAAATTCATTTCATCCAATGATTCAGAAAGATCGGGAATTTCTACTTTCTGCATAACATCATTAATCGTTTTTCCTTCTGGAATAGGAATACCATACCATCCCCACGGAACAGGCTGGAAAGATTGTGGCACAAATCCCTCTATATTGGAATTATAATAATGCATTCCATAATTACGGAGTGTCCTATTCTCTACCAACTGACTAAACCAGGAGTTAAGTACTTTATTCGGCGTCCTTACGATATCTCCAACCCCATCAGACCAAAAGTCCTGACGCTCTACATCATCAGCCCAACTAACATAGGGATAATGATTTTTCCAAAAATGATCACTTGTAACGCCGATAACTTCCTCAAGGCGTTTTTTCATTAATATCTCCATGTCGTCACATTCAACATACAAATAAATTTCATCCTCGTCTTGTCCGTCCTCTCTCCGAAAAACAAAATGAAGAGACAATTCTACATATGTTTCTCCAAGTATAGGATCATCCATGTCTTGTACCCCCAGGTCGTTCAACTTTTTATTCTTTTCCTGAAGCATCTCGGAATTACTTTTCGCCTTAACAAGTCCATTCTCGGTAGCATAAAACATCTTGAGACGAGAAACTGCCTCCTGATCATATCCCCCATTATTTTCAAGAGAGGATAATGGTTCAAAAATATGTGTATGAACAAGAAATCGTGAGGAATTAAGATCGGTTGGGTCACAATACCGGCTTACCAGAATATCCATAGGATCTTGTACCGTCATCTTTATTTTCCCATCTACCACCTGCCATTGATCAAAGCTCCGACCATACAGAAATACTTGCCTTTTATCTACAATATCCTGCAATTCCATATTATTTTGCTGAACTGTCCATTTCCAATATTCATTCTTGAATATCTCTGCTTCCTTGTCATTATCCAAATTCTCAAAATAGAGAACTGGCATATCGTCCACATCTTTCAGAAGTGTTCGTATTGTTTGTTTCATCAAGGGGACATTTACAGATTGACGCTGTGTGAGTCGATTGATCGTCACCGTATCACGATACAATTCATAATTTTCATCCCAAGCCGCATGACGACGCTGCCGGTATTCCCATCCGGATCGCTTGTTATTCGTGAGCATTTCTAGCTCCGGATCTTTTGCTTGTATTTCCATCGGTTTATCTGCCATACAAACACATTACACAAAGTTTCTATGGGAAGGCAACTGTTCATCCGGGCATACCGGGGAAATAAGGTCTTACCCCGCCTGATCCAGTCGGTTGTTGTATGTTTACTGGCCTTCTGTTGCATACCGCAAACGTCCGAAATGCGTCTGCTCCATGACTGGCCCAATTGTGGAGGGGATTATTTCGGAATACCATATTCTTTTCATTCCAGTCTTTCTTGTAATTCCGAAGTGCCGCAAGTCCCCGGCTGCACTTGTCCTTCTCAAACCAACACTGACCAAAAACAGACCGGGCCGCGTTTATACCATCATCTACATCAAGTATAGGAGCTACCGTAAACTTAATACCGAGAGAATTAGCAACCTCATATCGAGATTTCCCCGTTCCTAACTCACGCACTTGTATATCATGTGGTCCGAAATGATTACCATAAATATACTTTTTCTCCTGTAATTTCAATGCGTAATGTGCTAACCCTTCCCCGGAATTTTCATAATAATCAATAAATCGTATCTCCATACTGGCAACTTGAAAAAACCAAATTGTCATAGAATCATCCATTCCCAGATCCCATGCGGTGTGAACCGGCAAACTCTGCTCATATGGAACAGAGGATATCCTTCCTTGCTGTTCTGCCTTCTGAATAGCAGAACCATAATACGAACCCATGACTGGTGCATCAAAGGAACAATAATATTCCTGATTGATATATGCGCTTGCTTCTTCTTCGCTTCTTCCATTTGCTTCAAACCGCTTAATCGTGTCATTTTTTATTTCTTCCATTTGTTTCGGACTAAATATATGAGTATCATCAACAGTCAATATTTGGACAAACCATTTCGGATGATTCTTTGCATACTCGTACAATGCCCTAGCGTGGTTATCTCCTTTGGGAGTGGTGTTGAATACCACAATGCCATCATTCTCCCGCAGGATAGGCTCTACAACGTCCCACGCATAAGGATCTTGCTCGGCCCACTCAGAAAATATAATCATTTTGGGATTGCCCCCACGAAGAGAGTCTGGGTGATCACTTCCACCAACTTGAAAAAGCGATCCACCACGTATCTGCATTTTCATCATGGTTTCGTTTGGGCTACTATCCCTAATAAACGCTGGTATATGTTCACGATATCGGAATCCATCACCGCCTATACCATCCCACAGGTTTTCACGACCCATAACAAGCGTGGGGTATACAAACTTTACAAGGCAGGGGTTTTCCGTAAGGCGACGAGGGACTACGTCGGCAATATTTGTCTTATCTTTTCCAGATCGTCTATGCCAAATCTGATAGAAGAATCGTTTATCGCTCTCTCCGTCTATTGATCGCTCAATCTCTCGTAGGAATGGAACCTGATAATCTCTTGCTTTGAAATGATAGGGAATAATTTGTTCATCCATTTGTATCTTTATAACTTACCTTTTTGAATATCAAATCTCCCTTTACATTCAAGTCCTGCTTTTGCTTTATATTCCAATCATCAAATTTACGCTCAATTATCCATGCCCACCGTTGCCATGCCTTATCATCATATCCCATTTTCCGGAACAAATCTGACTTCTGACGGATGAGTGCCTTTTTTATTAACAGGTGAAAAGTGTCAAGTAATTTATTTTGTTCAACAGGAGAAGTTCCTGCTTTCCAATCCTTCCATGTTTCTACTGATACCTGCGCTTCTTCCGGAAGTTTATCATTTATCTTGGAAAGTAATTCTTCGTCCGTGAGAATAATTGCATTTATCTCTTCATTGATAACTTCGTTTGCAGCAATAATAAATCTGTATGTCAACTTTGTCGGTCTATATGGAGGTTTCTTTTTCATACTCATTCAACTTTCCGAATCATGACATAAAACGTCTTATTGGATGTTATCTCTGCCCGACGGATATATCCTTTGTTAAGAAGCGCATTTATTGCATTAACAGTTGTAAAATTCTTCACTCCATTGCTTGTCATGTTGGAAATAATCTCTTTTTGTGGAACCATCGTTTTTTTACACTTCGCCCACCAGTCAATAAAGTGCATTATATCAGTCTGTAGCTTATTGATTTCATTAACGCTGACATAGACAGTGTGTGGCATAGGGGATATCTGCCCCATTGTACCACAACCAAACAAGAGGATGGAACATACCACTTCTCTTTTTTTAGGGTATCCTGCGTCAATATAGGGGCTTATTTTTAAACTTATAGCTTATGAATGGAGCAAGTCAGCCCTACGGCAATCGAACAGCTACTCTAGCGAATTTCAGAAGTTTTTACTTTCTTAATCTCTACATGATGTCGATATGCCAATAATTTTTCTTTCATCTTAAATACATCCGTCTCAACACCCTTCACGTCTTCAACTATTGTCTTTTTCTTCTCATTATCATAATACTGAAAATCGCCATAATAATACATTGCATGAAACTGCGTATCGTGAAGTGTGAACGAAGGGATCAACTCAAATCTGGGCTGACAGACAAGTTTTTTTATCAAACCGGATTTTACCAGTAGCTTCAATTCATCATACCGGCGCATCTCTGCCTTAGAAGCAAATACTATTCCGTCTCGTGTACGCTCTTCGGGAGAAGACACATGATATTTACCATAAAGATTAGAGAAAATAAATCTCATACATGAGGATATATTACTTCTTGTTGATTCTTTTCTGGACCACCACACTTATGACACACCTGATATATCCCACCTAAAAATATCTTTGACTCATCCGGGTTTACCCATCTTTTCCCCGTTGCCTCTTCTTTGTGACAAACTTCACAAATAATTATTTTGTTAAATATCATATTCTCCCCTAACGCATAAAGACGTATGTCCTCATGCGTCGGGGGAGAATCCCCCGAAATGCCCAAACCCAATGAGCGGTAGCGATCAAAATGGTATCACATCTTGATCAAACACATCTTGATTTTCAATTACAGCGGTGTCTGATCCTACCTCTGTCACTTTTGCCGTAACCACATTTTCTTCATCAACAGACTTTGATTCAATCAATTTATCAATTGTTTCACTTATCACATCTACCATATCTCGTATAAATTGAAACTCACCAGTATCCGTTACAAGTATCGGTGATCCGTCTTCATTGTGAAGAATCTCAAAATTGATTAACCAATTATCTCCAAACTTCGATGGCTTTGATTCAGTCGATAATCGGACTGTTAACGCAAACATCGGAATTGATATCGGCTTGGCATGAGTATATTTGCCCGCCTCTTTTCCAAAATTCCACATCGGTTGCAACCGAATGCCCCGCATGAACATAATAAATGGCAATTGTTTTCCATCAGAAACAATTACACCACCCATTATCTGATTAAACTTGTCTGATCCATTCATGTCGGGAGCCTTAAAACCATGACTAATCGTCAATACGTGAATGTCCATCATTTTGAATTGCTCTTTTGTTGGAGCATAAAAAAATGATCCATCATCCGGCTTATTGCCATTTGCTAATATTGACTTGCTTTTCCCAACGGTATAGACAGAGAGTGTTGGTAATGTACCGTCCACATTCTCTGAGCCTACCCTAGCATTGTCTTCATACATCTTGGCAAGCTCTGAATTTTCCCGAATCATATCAAGCTGATTTTTGACGATAGCCGTCTCATTGGCCTCAGCTTCCATATGTTCTTCTTTTTCTTTCCTTAGCTTGTCCGCTACTTCCTTTAGTTTATCTTGTGGTGTCATAGTATATTCACCTCCTTCCTAAAAAATTTTCCCTACTTTACTGTATACCAATCCTCGGCGAGCAAATCTCCGTCTGACACTTTCCAAATGTCGAACCGATTCATTTCTGACTTATGGATCATTAGCCATCCATCCTTCAATAACCCATACTCATCTATGTCTCCCCATTCTTTCCGTTTAATACTCTTTCCGGAGATAAGATCAACCATTGCCTCTGCAAAGGTCATGAGTTCATCTACAATGTCTGCATCAATCATAACTGGGCTTGTTGCTTGTTTTACTTCCTCCATACTTATCACCGCCTTTCAATAAACAATTTCTACCTCACACAACCCCCCGCATTTTATTGCCAGCTTCGTAGCTACGGACAGGTCGGCGATCCGGCGATACCGCGCGAAGCCGCCGGTGTCCGTGACCGTAGCCACGACACTAGCTCCTGTCCTTCTGTTCCGGATTGTTACCTTCTTATTCAAGAGCTTGTAAGTCCGGACAGCAAAAGGAGTCATTGCAAGAGTCAATCGTTGATCATCCAACCGTTGACCATTCGCCATTGTGAAGTTCTTATTGCATCCAAGGCATCCAGCCCTCGAATAGTAGCTTGCCGTTCCTGTCCAAGTCATCGCATGAACAGAATGAGGAAGAAGGAACAAAAGAAGTGGAATGAATTGTTTGGTATTCATTATCTATACCTTATCAAACTGCAAGTAGTTTTGTCAAGTATCGAAATTTATTGATCCAACGCCTTTTTATCTGAGATCTTTTTTAATCGTGCCGCAACCCCCAAGAGAGAAAGTTTGATGAAATACTCTTTACCGTATTTGGCAAATTTTGATTTCCCCCCGCGTTTACCCATAGAGGAATAATGTTCACGACCATACTTTATTTTTGTTGCCATACCACCCATTCGAGCAATTTTTCTGTGATCCATATTACTCCTTTTTCTTTTCTTCTTTCTCTGGCTCAATCTTATTTATAAGTACGCTAAGAGAATCAAAAGAATCTGCTATAAATTTAATAACTTCCTTTACTTCATCCTTATCTGCACCAATATACTCAAAATCATCCTTGATTTTTAGCAATCGATGACCAACCTCACCAATCAATCCAACTATTCTATTATTGATTCGCTGTTTCCAATAGGCAAGTTTAACAGAGTCTTTCATGCTTTGATTCCTTTCTTCTTGCTTAACATACGCTTATACTCTCTGCCTTGACACTCTCTACATTGCGTAGCTGTCACTGAAGGAAAATCCTGACCACACGTAACACACTGTTTCCAGCGCTTTCTAAGATCGATCATCTGACTACTCATGGCTCTCCTCATTCACTCGTTTCCATGTCATCTCCCCACACTTTTCACATGACCCTTCAACAACCATACACGTTACCCATTTCCCCTGAATATTCTCTCCTGACACCTTGTACGGTGGACTCAGTGTATATACATGATCACAGTTTGTTTGATTTCCATCACTCATATAACCTCCTCAATCACCACGACCATTCGTGGATTTTCTTTTACCTGTTGTCAAGGGATAGTTACTTTCTCCCCGGGAATCCCGGTGTATGCTCTTTGCCCCTATTTTCTCAGCAAAGTCCGGCATTCGATCCTGAATAATCCGGCGTACTTCAATATTCTTCTCTTCC